GCTGACTGAGCCCATCCGGAGGCCGGGTCTGCACGGCGCCGGGGGCTGAGAAATGTCTCGCAGACTGCGCCCGGAGAATCACTCGGGGCCGGCCGTCGGACGGGGGTTCGATTCCCCCCATCTCCACGAATGAACCCCGGGATCGTTCAGATCCCGGGGTTTTTCGCTGTCTGGCGCGGAATTGTCCGGTTCTGCCACAGTGCATATGGTGCGCAAGATGGTAGGTTTGTGCATCACGAATCGCACGGGAAACGCACGAGATATCGCATTCGGACGCCGTGCGACATCTCTCAGATGATGGAGGAATGGCCGTGGCCCGACGATCGTTCGGATATGTCCGCAAGCTGCCGTCGGCGAGGTACCAGGCGTCCTACATCGGGCCCGACGGCGGCCGCCACACGGCCCTCTCCACCTTCTCCCGGAAGAGCGACGCCAGCGACTGGCTGGCCACCGTGCAGGCCGACATCGCGCGCGGCGACTGGGTATCTCCCGATGAACAGCGCCAGGCCGCGAGCGCACGGGCCGCGAGCGCGGCGCGGGCGACGTTGACGTTCCGTGAGTGGTCGGGCGAGTGGTTGGCGTCGCTGCCTCGGTTGAACCGGTCGCCGAAGACGATCCAGACGCACACGTACCGGATGAAGCGCCTGCTGGATGCCTTCGGTGACCGTCCGCTGGCGTCGATCACGGAAGTCGAGGTGCAGCGGTGGTATGACGCGGTGATGGCGGAGGCGGGGCGTGGGGTGGTCAGGCCGACGTACATGACGTTGTCGACGTGTCTGTCGGCCGCGGTGCGGGCGCATCACCTTGACGCGAGTCCGTGCCACGTGCCGGAGGGGCAGAGGCACGTGCCGTTGCGTCCCCGGGAGCGCCGGCAGGTTGCGACTCCGAGTGAGGTGAAGGCGGCCGCCGATGCGATGCCCGTCGACTTGCGCCTGGCGGTGCTGTTGGCAGCCTGGTGTCAGCTCCGGGAGGGAGAGGTGATCGGCCTCAAGCGGCACGACTTCGACCTCGAGCGCGGCACGGTGCACGTACGTCGGCAGATTCAGTACCTCACGGACCTCGGGCCCGATGAGGAGTCCCCGAAGTCGGCGGCGGGGGACCGGGTGCTGACGATCCCGGAGACGCTCATGCCTGAGGTCGTGAGACACCTGGAGACGTTCTCGGCACCCGGGGAGTATGGGCTGGTGTTCCACCGGGCCGGCCAGCCCAGCGTGCCCATCCACCCGAACACGCTGCGTGGCGCGTGGAACCGGGCGCGTGTCGGTGTCCCGGGCCTGGAGGAGTTCGTGTTCCACGACCTCCGGCACACGGGCCTGACGATCTTCGCCCAGAACGGCGCCACGTTCGCCGAACTCCTGCACCGCGGCGGACACAGCTCGCTGGAGGTGGCCCTGCGGTACCAGCACGCCACGGAGGAACGCGACCGATCGTTGACGGCACAGATGGACCAGCAGGTCGTCGTCTAGCCGAGAGCGCCGGCCAGGCCTCCACCTCGCAGATCCCTACACCGGCGCCGGCGCACCGCCAGCCTGGAGCAACATCACGACGGCGGTCACGCGGGCCGTTTTGCCCGACTCCTCCGCAGCCTGACCCGGAGACGACGAAGCCGCCCCCACCCGGGCCTGCGAAGGGGCTCAGGTGGGGGCGGCGGTATGCTTTGTTGGCGCCCAGATGGCGGCCAGGATCCGATCACTCTCCGAAGTAGTCCTTGACGATCTCGCGAATCTTCATGAGGTAGTCGCCAGGGTTGACGCCAGAGTCGCTGTTGGCGAGCAGGATTGTGTCTCCTTGGTCTGATGGGCGAAGCACCGCCTGAATGAGCCCACCCAACTTCGAACTCTTCTTGTACAACCGGACTTCGTCCTCCTGGTTGGCAGGAAGTGATTCAGGGAGGGTGCCCAAGCCGTAGCCCTCAAGCGTCCGTTTGATGGTCTCGCGAACGTTGACGCCAAGTCGCCCTGCTTCTTGTGCATCCTTCAGTTTTCCCATTGATGTCTTGATGAGGCCTTGCTCCTCGACCTGATCAACCAGCGTCTCGTAGATCTCGATGTTTGCCATAACTAATCTCCTTGTTTAATTGGATCGTACAGATTAATCATAGCACATGAATCCTATTGCTGGCTAGAACCAAGAAGCCGCCCCCACCCGGGCCCGGAGGCTCAAGGTGGGGCGGCGGGGGATTGTGACCCGATTTCGTCCTATCTCGCTCCTCGCGATATCTTGTGCCGGTGCGCGGTGGCGCGCATAGACTCGGGATCAACGGAGGCCGCGATGGCTGAACCGGAAGAGGAGGCGACACCTGATGAGTCCGGTACTGGAAGCAATCCAGCGAGGAGCCAGCAGGGGAACCCGACTGGCACTCAACCCGACGATCGAGAACTACAGGTCATTGACGATGCCGACAGAGGACACGGTGACGTCAGCTTGGCGCATGACGGGGAAGTCGTTGCGCATGGCGATGGAAACGGAGCGGGAGAGGGAGAACAAGGAGAGCTCTTCTCGACCGAGGGTCTGAGTATTAGCGCGTGGTCAGGTCCTCTCCCGTCGCCGGAGATTCTCTCGGGGTTCGAGCAGGCACTTCCTGGTGCGGCTGACCGCATCATCCGGATGGCTGAGGAAGCTCAGGCGGCGGAGATCGAGGATCGACACGTGAGTACGAGGGCCGAGGCCCGTTCGTTCGTACTCGCTTCGTTCGGCGTCGCGTACCTTTCGTGGCTCCTTGCCCTGGTCACGATAGGGCTGATCGTCGTTGGTCAGGATGGAGTCGCGGCAATCACTGGGATCATCACGGCGGTGACTGTCGGCCCGCAGATCATTGCTCAGGTCAGGCCGAAGAAGACACCCGATGGGGGGCAGGGGCCGAAGTAGTCTTCCGTGAGCGCACGAAGCCGCCCCCACCCTCCGCGTGGGAGAGTGGGGGCGGTATATTTCCGGTATAAAGTCCGGGATCAGGGTGAGGGCGATCTCGGCGGGCGGAAGCGCCGCTGCGTCAGTCGCTGGTTGGTCGTGTCGGTGGTGGCGGCGGCAAACCGCGATAGATGTGGTCGCGAAGCTGGGCGATGTACTCGCGGTCGGCTTCCCGGTCGTCTTCCAGCTCGGTGACTCTGGCCTCGAGGTCGCGGATGCGGTCCCGATCCGAGTTCGTCATCCCGATCTTGAAGTTCACGAGTGCTCCCGTCACGACTCCGAGTGCGCCGATGGCGGCCACGATGATGGCCACGAGTCCCCCACTCACCTCTCAGCCCTCCGACGTCACCCCGCCAGCAGCGGGCTCCGCGGCTGGCGCGTCGATGTGGGGCACCGCGGTGACGCCCGCGGCCGGCGCCGGGTCGTCGGCCGTGACCGTGCTGGTGGAATCGATGGTCTGGTGGGCGCCGACAGCCTGGAGCGCCGAGCTCGCGCCGGTTGGCTTCCAGATCCCGTAATGGGTGGCCACCGCGATCACGAACGTGGGCACCACGAGGAGGAGCGCGGCCCACAGGTCGAACGAGCGGCCGGACTGCCAGGCCTCCACGGCCTGCGTACACAGGGACGCCACGGCCGCGAGTACCGCCAGGAGGACGGCTTTCCTGCCGGCGTTCGTCTCGCGGGTCGTAACCAGGCCGACGAGGAGGGGCAGGGCGACGGGGACGATGATCGTGCCGACCAGGTCGACAACAGAGAAACTGAACGTCACGGGAGGCATGGGGGTTCCTTTCACAGGATGCTGATCACAGGGTGTTGACGTAGGCGGTCATGAAGGTCAGGACCGTGCAGGCTACGCGCGCCGCCAGGTAGGCGCCCCACACGACGACGAGGATTCCGACCGCAAGGGCGAGGACGATGGCGAACACCGTGTGGTCAGAGTCCCGGTGCCGGCGCGGGGTGAGGTGCTGTGGGGTCACGGCTGTTCGGCTCGGTTCAGTGCGTCGGTGACGGCGGCCTCGGTGTGGTCGCCCCAGATGCCGTCGACGGCGATCGCGTAGCCGAGAGCGCGCAGGGCCTGCTGGATGGCAATCACGGTGCGGTCGTGGGCGGCCCGCGAGTTGTCGCCCCACACGCCATCCTCGGAAGTGCCGACAGCGTGCTGAGTGGCTGCGACCCCGTTGGGGAACCGGACGCCACCCCACGTGCTGGCCTGGGCGACCAGGGACACGGCGGTGCGGGTGAGTGGGCCGGCGATGTTGTCCGCGGTGACGTGGACGGCCCGCTGGATGCCGGTGATGTCGGTGACCGCTGTGGGCTGCGGTCCCGGCGCAGGGGCCGGAGTCGGAGCCCCTGCGCCGTTCTTGGCGGCGTAGCGGCCCCAGGCCGCGCGGTCGCCGTAGAAGACGTCGAGGTCCAACCGGCCTCCGTACCCGCCTACCGAGCCTGAGGACGTGTACTGCCACATGGCGATCTGCCAGCCGTGGCCGGGACGGTAGGGGCAGTCCGGGGCGCCTAGCGTGGTCGGTCCACCGGTGGGGTATCCGGCGATCCACAGGCCGTAGTCGCGGGCCACCGCCTCCCAGGCGTAGGCCCCGGCGGGAGAGGCGGACATGTAGATGAGCGGGCGGACGCCGGTGGTCGCGGTGACGCGGTCCAGCCAGGCCTTCGCCCAGGTGGTGTTGCCGAGGTTGCCGGCCTCCCAGTCGAGGACGAGGACGGCCCGACCGACCCATCCCTGGACCTCGTGGACGAACCAGTCCGCCTCCTCCTGCGCACTGTTGCCCAGGTCAGGGCGCGCGAAGTGGTAGACCCCGACCAGCTTCCCCGCAGCGATCGCGCCGTCAACGAAGCCCGCACACGAGGCATCCGTGTACCCGTTGCCCTCGGTGGCCTTCGCGATCACGATGTCACACGGGACAGCGCCGGGGTTGAGGCCCGCCTGCCACTTGCTGATATCAATACCTGTCAGAGCCATGAAGTCCTCCTCGGGACGTGTTCGGGCATGGGGAAGCCCCCGGGCCGGGCGGCGCGGGGGCGGTCGGTTCAATGTTGGTCAGTCGGTGGGCGCCGGGGTCTCCCCCTCGCCGCCGTCGCCTTCGGTCGGCTCCGGGTCCGGCTCGGGGCCGGCGGGCGGCGGGCGGCTGCGGCTCAGGCGCTGGTCGGGAAGGCGATGACGGTGAGCCTGTTCGCGTCGGCCGAGGACGACACGGTGGCCGTCGAGTTGCCTGTCCCGCCGAAGGTGAGGGCGGTGATGATCTGCGGGTCCGTGCCCGCGGGGATGACGCCCATGTTCATGCTGACCTGCGACTGTGCGGCTGACCCCGTCTCCCACCTGGCGGTCTGCCCGTCCCGGTTGAGGATGAGCGTTTTCAGCCCGATGGTGCCGGACACGGCGGCGTTGACCATGCTGAACGCGACGACGACGCGCGGGTACGGGCGGGTGGGCAGCGTGCTGGTGATGATCGCGTTCTGGTTTCCTGCGGCCCGCGTGATCGTCCCGCCCCCGTACGTGTTCTCGACGACCTCGACCTCGTCGTCCTTGAGGAGCTGGAGCACGCCGCCCGCGCGCGTACCGTCGGCGGTGTAGGAGCGTCTCGGCTCACCGCTCCCGCCGATGAGGACGGTCGCGAGGTTGCCCGTGCTGATCGTCGCCCCGTCGGTGATCGCCTGCTCGAGGAGCGTGCGGGCCGCCGCGATGCTCGACGCGCCGATGATGAGCCCGGCGGCGTCGTCGTGGACCGTCCACGCATCCAGCAGGTCGTCGCCCGCCTGCGGGACCGTTCCACCCTTCCAATGTTTCGTTGACATTGTGTTGGTTCCCTTTCGTCAGGCGGGTGTGATTGACGCCCACATCCGGTTGAATGTCCCGGTGACATTCGAACTCATGACGCGCTGCCGGTAGAATGGGCGCACCCAATACGTCGTGTTCGCTGCGCCGGTGAATACTTCTGATCCTTGGCCTGAGTGGACGCCGACAATTCCGGGGCCTGCTGCGTTCGCTCTCCCGAGACTGGCAAGGAGACTGTTCGTAATGTCTGTTCTGCCGAAGTTGTTTGGGTTATTCGTGTAGAACCCTAATTGCAATTGCATCAGCGTGTTGTCGTACGTCGACGCGCTGGGCAACTCCCACCCGCAGTCAACTCGGAACCGGCCTGTTGGAGAGGTCACTTGCGCGATGGTAGGGATCGTCACATTGTTGTTCGCAGCCTCGAAGAACGCCCAGGCGGACCACCCGGACGTGGAGTTGAACGCGACCTGCACGTACCCCTGCTGACTTGAATCCCACTGCCAGCGTTGCGTCGCCATTGTGGACAGGTCCACAGTCCCGCCGTCCGTTTTGTTCACGATCCGAATGTTCCCCGCACCATCCACAAAGAATGTCTCCGCACCGGCGGAATTGTAGAAGGCGAGTGATGGGCCCATCGGGGTGACAGTGAGCCGCGCATACCCGTTCGCATTGTTGTTCGGCGTGAAAATGTACACGCCGTACGTGTCGCCAGTTCCCGGCACGCCACTTCCCGGGCCAATGAGGACTTGCGGGAGCGAACCGCCTCCCGCCTTGAACAGGCCGCCGTTGATGATGATGCCGTTGATGGTCTGAGCGAGGAGCGCCTCGGTGATGGTGACGTTGCCGAACTGTGCGATCCCCGCCCACAGCTTCTTCGCGGTCGCCTCGTTGAGGGTGCCCGACCCGGCGACGAGGCGGTCCACGCCGAGCTGGATCACGGTGGCGATCGCCACCGACAGCTTCTGGACGACCGCGCTGTCTATGTTGGCCAACCCGGCGATGAGTTTGCCGACCGCCATTGACCCGACCTTGGCATCCGTGACAGACAGGTCCGCCATCTGGGCGGTACCGACGGCGAGATCCCCGATCTGGGCCTGACCGATAGCCTTCGCGCCGACGAAATCCTGTCCGACCTTGACCTGGGTCCACGTGGTTGCGGCGGTGAGGACGTAGCGGCGCAGTGCTGTGCCCCCCGAGCGGACCTCCCACACCGCGCCGATCGGCTTGCCTGACGCATCCGACGCAGTAGGGTTCGCCGTGGCGACCGTGTAGCGCCCATCCGCCGTGGTTGCTTTGCTGGCCGCAGCATCAGCCGTGGACTGAGCGGCCAGCGCCGCAGTCTGAGCCGCATCCGCCGCGCTCTTCGCAGCCGCAGCAGCCGTCACTGCTTGGTCCGCCGTCCCCTGGGCCGAAGCCGCCGCCGCAGATGCGTCCGTGGCCGCCTTGTCCGTGACCACCACCCACGCCGACCCCGACCATCGCTTCGGCGTGTTTCCACCACCGGTCGTGTCGATCCACAAGGTGCTCGACTTGCGCATGCCTGTCGCAGGCTCAGCGGTCTGGATGAGGACGTCAGCCTTCCCACCAGCAATCCCCGCAGCAGAGGCCGCGTCGGCCTTCGCCTGGTTCGCCGTCCCCTGCGCGGTCGCCGCAGCACTGGCCGCACTCGACGCCTGAGACTGCGCCGCATCCGCAGTGGACTGGGCGGCAGTGGCCGCCGCCTGCGCACCCTGAGCCGCACTGGATGCGGCATCGGCCGCCGACTGGGCCTGCGTAGCTTTCGCAGCCGCGGCGTCGGCGGCGCTCTTCGCAGTGCCAGCGAGGTTGGCTGCCTGGTCAGCGGCACTCGCTGCGGCAGTGAGTCGAGAGTCCGTGATGACCTGCCACTCGGAGCCAGTCCACTGGGAGAGCTGCCCATTGCTGGTGTTCAGCCACAGGTTGTTCACGTTGCGATCGTCACCCGTGGGTGCCGTGGCCGAGCGGATCACGCGGCCGGTCTTGCCTGCCAGCGTGAGGAGATCCACCGCCGCCTGATCCGCCTTCGACACCGCGCCGTCAGCCGCTGCTTGGGCTGCCTGCGCGTCCGTCGTTGCTTGTGCTGCCGCAGACCGGGCATCGCCAGCCACCTGAGCAGCCTGCTCAGCAACCTCCTTCGCGTTCGCGATCTCGGTCTTGGCCTGGTCGATGTCGTGAGCGTTCTGCGCGATGTCTGCATCAGCCTGATCCATGCGCCCATCGAGGCCAGCCTGAGCCGAGTCCAGCCCGGCCAGCCACTCACCCGTCACACCCACCGCCACCGGCGCCGCACCCGCCGGCAGGCGGGTCGGTGTCGAGGCGCGCACCACACGCCCCGACGAGTCGCGCACCAGCATGACCTTCGCGCCCACCGCGGTGATCCCACCATCAGCAGGCACCACAACCGGCGGCTGATCCGACCCGCCGATCGCCACCTCCAGGTGACCGGCCGGGACCGACACGTCCGACTCCGGCGCCGCCGTCACCGTGCCCCACTCCGGGCGATCCGACTGCGTGAGCTGCCTCGAGGTGGCAGCCTGCACGTCGGGGATCACATCCAAGAACCGCGAGCGTTTCACCATGCGATGACCTCCACGTCGACTCGTTCCTTCTCGCCTGGCTCGGAGACCGGGAGGCTGTAGGCGATGATCCGGCCGACCAGGGTTTCGCCGGTCTCGGTGGTGGCGCTGATGATGTCGCCGCGCTGGAGCCGGGGGTCGGCGGGGATCTCCCAGGATCTCGTCTCGGTGGTGACGAGGGCGTCACGCAGGTAGGTCTGGGCGGCCTCGTCGACCTGATGCTGGCTGGTGGCTTGGTTCATCTCGTAGCGTTCGGTCACGATGCCGTAGCCGGCCTCGTCGAACGGCGGCGCCGTCGCCGTGACGGTCGTACTCCACCGCTGTTCGTCATCCCCGCTGCCGGTCGTGCCCACCACGGTCACGCGGTTGGCGCGACGGGGCGGGGCCTTGCGGGGCGCGGAGAGGAGCCGGCCCGGCCGGGACCCTGGCGTGCCCGCGTCGCGCGCACTGTAGTGGGCCACGGGACGGCGCCCGTCACGCGTGGCCCACACGTGCACGTACCCGTCCGGCTGGACGCCGTACTCGAGGCCGTAGGAGGCGCACAGGTCCCGGATGTTCTCCACCCGCTTCACGCCCCACTGGGTGGTGCGCGGGACCTCCTGGTCGATGGGATCGTCGAGGACGACAGGCAGAGGCTGGGCCATGCGGCGCAGCTCGGAGAGGATCGTCGCACCCGCAGGCGGGGACGACGGCCACACCAGATCGTTCTCGTCAGGGATCGACAAGAGGTCCAAGGCCGTGACCTGCACGCCCGAATCCTGCTCCACCCAATCGTCGACCTTGTACCAGCCGAGCTCCACCTCAACCGTCGCCTGGTCGTCGATGCGCAGGATCTGCGTGGCATGGACGCGCTGCCCGAAATTGCTCAACGCCGACAACGGGTGAGTCGCGACCCACGATAACGGCGCCGAAAACGACAACTGAGCCGGCACCGTCCGACTACTCGTCTCCTCCAACACCACACCCGACGCCGGCACGTCGACCTCCAACACCTCCCGGCCACGCACCACCTCCAAACGAGCCCCCACAGCGACAGCACCAGCCAGCGCATCCGTGGACGGACCAGGCCTCATGACGGCATCCCCGCAATCTCCCTCGCCAGATCCAGCACGCTCACGTTCTCCCACCCACGCCCCAGCCCCGCCCACTCGCCCCACGTCACGACGGGAGCGGCGCCGCTGGCGGACGCTTCTGTCCAGTCGACGGAGACCTGGAGTTGGCCCGACCACGTTGCGCGCGTGCGTGAGACCTTGTCGATGGTGACGACGCGCAGCCCAGGAACGCCTGGCGTGGGCACGCCGGGCGCGAGCAAGACCACGCCGTGGGTCCGCAGGACCGACCGCAGCAGCGGCTCGATCCGGGGATCTTCGAGGTCGAATGTCACGGACCCCGTGATCGGGGGATCCTCGATCGCCCACCGGGCCGACGACTTGCCGAACCGAACTACTGAGGACGGCCACGCCTCCGGGTCGTCCTCGTTCGACCAGCACACGCCGGGGACTGGCCGCCCCGTCCGGTCGGACACCACGTCGACGACACCGTCAGGGATCTCGCGTGTGAGCGTCACCGAATCGCCCCCGGCCATGTAGACGACCGGCATGCCAGGTGGCGCGAACGGATCGGATACCACTGTCTCGCGGCCGCCGAGCCCCGCTATGAGCGACCGGCCATCGCCGGCCGCCACGGAGTCCACGCCGGCGACGTGCAGGCTCGGCAGTCCGGTGTGCGCCGCCATCCATCCGATGATCGTCACGCTCACCCCCTGGCGTTTACGACGTCGATCGCGACGTCCTCGGCTACGGTCTCCAGGACCGCGATGAGCTTGCCCTCCCGGTCCACGACCGTGACCCCACCGAGGTTGACCCTCGCGGGCCCGCTGCCCGCAGACACTGCCGACACACTGGACGCGGCTGCGCCTGCGAGCGCGAGTGTCTGAGTTGTGGGGGCGGCGTGGACGCCGTCGGCGATCATGCCGGCCACTTCGCTGAGAGCGGCGCCCAGGGCTGGGCGGCGTGCCTGCATGCCGGTGATGAGGCTGTCCATGATCCAGCCGCCGTTGGGTGTCAGCAGCCGCAGGTCGTAGCTCCTCGGCCCTTTGTGGTCCTGGATCCAGGTGCCGATCCCGCCGACCCACTTCTTGACGTCCTCGAACTTCGAGGTCAGGCCGTTCCAGAACCCGGCGATGATGCTGGTGCCCGCGTTCCACAGGAGGCTTCCGACGTTGCCCAGCGCAGCGACGATTCGGCCGGGCAGGCCTGTCACCCAGCCGACGAGTTCGGTGAACTTGGCGACCGCCGCGTCCTTGGCCGCACCGACCCATCCGGCGAACTTGATTCCCAGCATGCCGATCGAGGCGAGGCCGGCCATGATCCTGTCCGGGATTCCCGTCACGAAGTTGACGACGGCGTTCCATCCGTTCGACCATGCCTGGCCGATGCCGTTCATGAGGCCTGACCAGGCGGGTCCGATCCAGTCGATGAACGAGTGGATGCCCGCTGTGATCGACGCCCAGGCCTGGCGGCCGACCTCGGTCTGGGTGAAGAACCACGTCATCCCAGCGACCACGGCCGCGAGCGCCGCCACGACGAGCATGAACGGGTTCGCCATCATGACTGTGTTGAGCCCCATGAATGCGGTCTTCGCGCCCGAAATGACGGTGCTGAATCCCTTCACAGCGCCAGCCACCTGGTTGGCGATCATGATGCCCTTGATGCCGCCGGCGACGCCGACGAGGGCGAGGCCGACTTTCGAGACGCCGTCGGCGTGGTCCGCCAGCCACATGACTAGCGGCTTCGCCGCTGTCATCGCGTCGTTCATCTTGGGGATCAGCTTCTCCCCAACTTCTGAGAGTGCGACGGTGCCGGTGTTCTTGAACTTCTCCCACATCTCAGGGAAGTCCTCGGTCTGTGACTCCATGTCGTTGATGGACCCCGACGAGGCCGACACCGATGCCGTCAGCTGGTCGACCGAGAGTGCCCCGGACTTGATAGCCTCCAGGAACTTCGGGGCGGCCTTCGTGCCGAACAGCTTTCCAGACAGGTCCAGGGCGGCCGCGTCCTGGCCCTTGGCAGTCAGGTCGGAGATCTGGTCGACGATCCGCTTGAACGCGTCCTCCGGCTGCTCCCCGTCTTTCGCTAGGGTGACCAGGCCCTTCGACATGCCGGCCAGCATCGTGTTCGCATCCAGGCCTGCCATCGACAGTGAGCCGACCATCTGGGCGGACTGCTCGAAGGAGAACCCGAGACCCTGGAGAGCCGCCCCACCGTCTTGGACCGTCGAGACCAGATCAGCCACCGAGACGCCCGTGTCCTGGGAGATCCCATACAACGTGTCGAGGGTGGCGCTCATGTCCGAGGCCGGCACGCCGAACATCGACATGGCGCCGGAGAGGTCGTTGATATCGACCTCGCTCTGGCCCGCGAGGTCCTGCAAGGTCAGGAGCTTGTGGGAGACGTCCTGCAGGGCATCCCCAGACAGGCCGGTGCGCTGGATCAGGGTGGACATCGTGTCGCCGATGTTCTCCAGGGGCGCCGCCGTGTTCTGCGCGACAGCCTTCACGTCGTCCCCATAGGAGTCGAGCGCTGCACCCTGGGCGCCGGTCGTCTGGGCGATCCCGTCCATGACGCCGTCCATCTGCATGGCGGCGTGGACGCTGGTCCCCACGACGCCGGCGGCCCCAGCCAGGACCGCATTCGACCCGGTGTTGATGGTCGACTTCCAGTTCTCCATCTTGTTCGCGAACCCGGAGACGACCTTCTCCGCCGCGGAGGAGTCCGCCAGGATGTTGATGACGAAGTCCTTGGCCTTCGCGCCAGCCATCACCGGCCCCCTCTCTCCATCCTGCGGATCTGACGGCGCCGCTCCTCGACCTCCTCATCACAGGAGACCGCGAGCGCCAGCCATATCGACAAGGGCAGTTCGTAGACGTTGAGAGGGGTGATCCCTGGCCACATGTCGTGACGTGCGATCGTGAGGATCCGCGAATCCACCTGCCGCTCCAGGCTTGGCTCGCGGGCGATCAGCTGGTCGATGCGCTGTTCGCTGTCGTGGTCTCGTCCGTGGAAGCGGTGGTCTCGCCTTTTCCCTGGCCGTCCGAGTGGTCCTCGTCGTCCTCGTCGGTGTCGTCGCCCGGCTCAGGGATGACGTCGCCAAAGTCGGACAGGGACATGCCCATGATGTCGTCCCACTTCGGTGGCTTGCGGCCGGCCCTCATCATGCCGAGCCAGTAGGCCAGGGCCGCGGTGATCGCGTCGTTCTCGCTGGCCTGACGCACGATCTCCGCCATGGGCCAGCCGGTTTCGCGCTGGAGCTTCACGACGTGGTCCAGGCGGGCGTCTGCGAGACGCAGATACGGGATCTCGGTGCCGTCCGGGAGTTTGATGATCATCGGTTGCTGGCCTCTCTCACGGCGTCCTCGATGGCTCGGGCCGTGTCTGCTCGCATCTGCTTGACCGCCTGGATGGCGGGGTGGAAGAAGTAGGGCTGGCCCTGCTGGTCAGCCCACGTGTCGTTCATCGTGTTGGTGCGCCCGAAGACGGGGTGGCGGAACTTCTTCGCGTTCCACGCGTTGACCATCGGCTGTTTGCCGTCGGGCATCTTGGCCTTCGTCGTCGACAGCGTGATCCCGGAGCGGGTCTTGCCGGCGACGACCCTGGTGCGCAGGCCCTGGACGATGCCCCGGCGCATGTCGCCCGACGAGTCGCCGCGGGTCCGGTCCTTCCGCTTCCACTCATATCCATAGCGGTAGTACGTCTTCCCGGTCTTCTCCGACGTGTACTGGCGCAGCTGACGGGACCCCTCGACCTTCGCGATCCCACCGGGCAGTGCGCCCTCCAAGGTCTTCGCCATCTCAGCGATCGCCTGATCGCCCGTGTGCCGGAGTGTCCTGCGGAGGTTGCGTCGGATGTCGGCAGGCAGGCTCTGGAGGATTCCTCGCAGGCCCGACTCCTCAGCTTGAAGAGTGAACTTCGTGTCGACGCCGGGGAGCTGACGCGTGCGCGCCCATTGCGTGTCAGCGTCCGTCACGGCGGCAAGAGCGGACGCCTTCTGAGAGAACCCCGACCTTCCCGCGGCCATCAGATGGCCTGGTCCTTCGACCGGTAGACGACCGTGATCGGCGCGTCCACGCCGTTGTCCAGGCCCGTGAATGACACGGACTGGGTGATCACGTCACCACTGTTGGACTTCGGGATCTCACCGTCGAGGACGATCGCCGGGATGATGACCTGGAGGAGCTCCGGGCCCGACCCATCATCGGCCTGCAGATCCAGGACCAGCGGCAACGTCGACTGGGCCAGGTACGCGTCACGCAGCACGGTCGAGGTGAACTCGACCGTCGCCTTCCCCGTGATCCCCACCTTGCCCATCGCCTGAGGCCGCGAGCGCCGGCCACGCCCGCCCAGGTTGAACCCGCTAGAGTCCATGTTGTTCGCCAGGGTCAGCGTCATGTCCCGCACGTTCGCCGCCGGCGTCCCGGACAGTTGCGCCGTCGACGTGTCGGTGGCCTGGGTGAGCGTGCCATCCATGCCCACGCTGCCACCCACGAACGTCAGCAGGCCGTTATCGACGGGGTAGGACGCGGCCGCCGGCGTGCCGTCGGTGACCATGTCGCGCCCGTTGAAGCTCACCTTCGCGGTGACGGCGGCTGCCTCCTTGAGATCCAGCTCGAGGCTGTCGGCCATGCAGCCGGTGAACGCCTGGCGGACGACGTCGCCACCGAGGAGCGGCAGTCCCTCCTCGATGGTGAACGACGGCAGGAAATCGCTCGTGGCGGGCGTGTGGACCTGCTGGTACAGGCCGTCCACGCCCGGCACGGCCTTGACGGTGGCGGCGCCGAAGAACGCGTTCAGGAGCATGCCGAATCCCGCGGTGGGGATCTCGACGGACAGGTCGCCCGAGACCTCCACGTGACCGAGGCTCCTGCGGGCCAGCATGTCGACGCGACGATGCGGGCGCAGGACCGATCCCTGGATCGTCTTGATCGACGCATCCATGGAGGCCTCCGCCTCGAAGAAGCGCGTCGGCGCGACCGCGGTCCCGTAGGCCGTCTCCTGGCCGAGGCCCACCTGGTAGTCGAGCTGAGTGCTCATGCCTTCCCCTCCTCAGTGTCCGTCACGGCCCTGGGCGCCGTGTCCGCGTCGACGTCCTGCTGCGCCGTACCGTGACTCGCCTGCGGCTCCCACACGGCGTCCTGCCCGGCGAACCGCGCGGCGAGCTCCTTCGGAATACTGACCGTGGTGCCGGCCTTGACGACGCGGTGCAGGACCGGGACGTCCAGGTCGTAGGGGCTGATGTTCTTGTACTTCACGACTCGCTCCTGATCCTGTGCCTGGCGACGAACTGGGCGTTGATCTCCGTGACCCGCCCATAGCCCGCGTCGCCCTCGTCGGTGGCTCCTGCGGACGTGCAGTCTCCGGGGACGCACCACAGGGCGTTGCCGCCCAGGGTGATGTCCTCGGTGCGGATGTACTCCCACAGGTCCCGCAGGAGGCTCCACGCGCGCTCAGCGGCCTCGATCTCGGTGGCCGAGTCGTTGCCCGACCGGTAGGAGCCGACGCTCACCGTGACGGTCACCGTCTCGTCCTGCTGTCTGCGGGGTCCGATTCCCACCGGGTCGATGGTGGACGTGACCTCCTCGACGCTCACCCAGTCGTCCGTCGTCGGCGGCCACGCGAACCCGTAGGCGACGTCCACGTTCGCGTCGTCCTCGAAGACGTGCAGGGCATCCTCGTAGATTCGGCGCTTGATGGCTGGCGCCGCTGTGAAGCCACTGATGCCCGTCGCGCTCATGCGAACCCCAGCTCCTCCATGAACGACGCCAGCCAGCCCTCCACCTTGCGGGGAAGATCGGCCCCCATGGGCGGGCCGACGAGCTCTCCGACGTCTCCCTGGCGCGCCCCACGGGGCCCGTTGTGGGATTGCTGCCACCACAGCTTGACGGCCTCGCGTGCCGAGAGGACGAACAGGTGCGGGACCGTCCCGCCGTCCAGTCCGGCGTCGGTGACCCACCGGTCCGGGTCGTTGATGCGGCCGGTCCGTTGGTCGATCAGCTCGGTGGCCGCGTCGATGTAGAGCTGAAGATCCTGGGCGTCGACCTTGTCGAGCGACGTTCCCAGCGCCTTGCAGGCGTCCGCGGGCTTGATCGGCCAGTTGGACAACACGAGGTCACCGAGCCTTCCTCGTGGTCTTCCTTGGCTCTGCTTCCCGCTCCGGTTCCGGACCCGGTCCTGCGTCCGGTCCCGCGTCCGGCGTGGGCGCGGGCTCAAGCTCTTCGGCCGGCGCGGGCTCCGATGCCGAGGCGTCCACGGCCTCGTCGGCCGGCGTCTCTGTGGGCGTGCCATCGAGGGCCCGCAGCTGGGCGTCCACGGCCTCCACACGATCCGCCAGGCCGCGTCGCACGTAGCCCTCACGCTCCACGCCCAGGGCGCCGTCAACTCCTCCACGTGGGCCTGTGCGCGCTTCTCGGCGGCCTCGTTGATCTGCTTGTCGTCGCTCATCCTCATCACCTTCCTTGCAGGGGCCGGAGCCTCCGGGGGATCATGTCCAGCCCGGAGGCTCCGGCGTCACGGGGTCAGAACGTCGGGGCGATCAAGCCCGTGCCGACGATCTGCTGATGCACGGCCTTCGGTGCGCCCTGGGCGTCCACCACGCGGTTGAAGCACGCCGCGTAGTAGCCGTAGACCACCAGGTCGATGCCGAGCTTTTTCGCGCTCGGCTGCTCGGCACGGATGTAGAGAGGCGCCGACGCGTCCTCCCACAGGTGAGCCTCCTGGCGCGCCACCGACACGATGACGTCCTGGTCGGTCCCCGTGCCCTGGTTGTTCGGCAGGTTGTTGTCGGTGACCACGTCCCCGCCGTTGGGCAGGTGCCCGCGAACGCCCGCCGAGTACGGCGCCTCGGCGCTCTCACCGACGGACAGCGCGCCGCCCCCCTGGGCAGCGATGAACGGCCACTTGTCGACCAGCTGGCCCTGCAGCCACGTCCAGCGGCGACCCCGCATGAGGGTGAACACGTCGCCCTCGTCGGTGTCCAGGAGCGTGTCCTCGATGCCGGCGGCGGCCGCCAGAATCTTGAGGTACAGCTCCGCGGCTGTCGGATCGGCATCCGTGTAGGTGATCGTGTTCGCCACGGCGAGCAGACCCCATGTCGGCGCATTGATCAGCTGGGAGTCCAAGTTCTTGTCGTAGGACTTCAGCAGGTCCGCAAACACGATGTCTTCGGTTCCCAGGGAACGCTCCACCGACTGACGGCTGACCGTCTGCGACCCGGCCGCGGTACGCACCGGGACCGAGATCAGCTCATCGGCGTAGTCCGCTTCGGCGACGGTCGTGTTCTCCGTCGCCTGATCTCCGACAGACGTCTTCGCTGTCTGGCGCGGAATATACACCGTCATCCCCGTGTCGGGCAGGGGATGCTTGCGGCACTGGTCTGCGAACTTCCGGCCCGGGCGCCCCTTCGGCGCGTACAGGTCGATGAGGTACTGCGGGACCACCAGTCCCGGCGCCCCGCCCGTGGACACGGCGCGCGCCACCGCGTCACCGCGCTCGACGCGCTCCTCCTCCATGTGGCGAGCCAAGCGCTCGCGCGCTCCGCGATCGCCGATGAAGTCACGTGCCACGTCCGACAGGAACGCGAACCCCTGCGGGTCCGACTCCCGGGAGTACGTGCGCGGCTCCGCTCCCACATGAACGCGAGCGTCGATGGAGCGCTTCTCATCCACCGGCGTCACCTCTCGCTGAGCGGCGGCCACCTGCTCGTCGGCCTTGCGCTCCTGGTTCAGCTCACCGAGCTGTCCCTCGCGCTCCTTGATCTCCGTGAGGAGCTTGGCGCGCTTGTCGCGCAGGTCCTGCACCTTCGCCTCATCCGGATTGTCCGCGCCGCGCAGCTCGTTGAGCTGGTCACCAGCGTCGTTGTACAGCGCGGTCCGCTCGTTGATCTCGCGCCGCTTGCGCTCGATCAGCTCGTCAATGGTCATTGTCTCTTCTCCTTCTCGCTGCCCAGACTGGGCATCCTCATTGGTTCGCCAGTCGACGCCAGTCACCACCAGGCCCACGTGTGGGCGCGGTAGCGAGCGACGTCCGAGCAGCACCGCTCACAGGAGCGGCAGCAGCCGCACGTCGTCCTCATGGACGAGGTCGCGGCCGCGACTGTGGTGCGGAGCAGCGGCGCGCAGCGCGCCCTCCGTGTTTGGGTTCGCGCCGTAGCCGACGATCGCCACGTCCCCGCGGTGGATGTCGTACTCGACGATGCGGAACTCCGTGTAGTCCGGAGACCACTGCCCCCGCGTGATGCGGAACATGAAGCTCATCTCATCGACCAGCCCGGCCCGCAGCTTCGGCGCGATGTAGGCGACGTCGCGATCCTCGGGATCCAGGTCCGGCGCATCCACATCCAGGCCGAGCTCCGTCTCTGCGAGCGCCAGCGTGCCGTTCGTTGTGCGGGCGATCCTGCGCAGCGAGTCGTGCTGGAGGACCAGAGGCACGTCCAGGTCCGGCGTCATCAGGGACTTCGCTCCCGCTCCCGCGGAGACGACCTCCATATACGGGCCGTACATGTCGTACATCTCGTAGGGGTCCTCGTACGTGGACGCCCGGCCCGTGAAGTGCAGTCCCTTCCCGCCCTCGGCCGCGCGGATCTGCATCACCGCTCGCGACGTCACCGCCGGGCGCGCTCCCACGTGGGACAGGGACCGTCTCTGCGCGGGCCGGTCCGCGCGCGCCGCCACAGCCTCCCTGCGCTGCGCGGCCGCCTCGGCCAGGCGCTGTGCCATCACGTCATCCGTTGGTCCCTCCCGGGTTCTTCTGTGGCGCTTGTCCGCGAGCGCCGAACAGGCGGTCGAACTGCTGGTAGTCGTCCTCGGTGAGCGGGGGCTGATCCTCGATCGCGCGCGCCTCGTCAGGCGTGAGCGTGCGGGCGTCGATGCGCGTCTTGAGGAGCTGGGCGCGGCTGGCGGCATCCATGGCGAGGACGGCGTTGCGGTTGAGCTTCACGAACCGGCCACCCGGAGTGAGCTGAGAGAGGGCGTCCTCCCGGCGTTTGATCGAGCCGCCCAGGTTCATCACGAGCAGCTGCAGGTTGCGTTGGGTGATGTTCGCGTAGGTGATTGAGGACGACCCGTCGACCCCGACGTCGACCATGTCCGCCGGCACGCGCATGAACCGGCAGATGTCGGCGTTGGTGTACTGCATCTGGTCGATCCACCCAGACTCTGCGGCCTTCGCTGAGACCGGCAGGTACTCCCAGTCTGATCCCGTCGTGAAGACGTCGCCGTTGCGGATCGTCTCCTGGAATTTCTTCTTCGCGGCCGCCGACTGGTCACCTGTGAGGGTGCGCTTGGAGTTGCGCAGGATTGCCGACGGGACGGCGCCATTGGAGAACCAGTCGCGCGCGAACTCCTGGGCCGTGATCCCAGACGACAGCTGGAGTGCCGCGAAGGTGATGGGGGAGAGACCCACCGGGATGCCGGCTGCTGTGTACTGGCGTTCATGCCAGATGAACTTCGGGTCGACCAGTTCGCCGGCGATCCGGTATTCGACGATGCGCGTGCCCCTCACAGTGAAGGACACCTCGTCCATGTCCACGGGCTCGATCTGGGCGGGCACGCCCATCGCGTCGAACGCCCGGACGATCCCGACCGCGTTGCCTGTCGTGTCCAACGAAACCTGCGTCGCGTAGAGCCACTCGCCGATCGTCATCGACTTGCCCTCGGCGAACTCCGCCGGACGCTGCAGGACGGGCGGGGTCTCGATCTCGAGGTTGCGTCCCTGCGCCGGCCGGTAGACATCCACAGGCATCAGCGACGTGAGATCTGCGCGCAGCTGAGTCGCCGCCCACACCACCGAGTGCGTCATCGCTTTGCGGCGCGAGACCCGCGCCCCGAACGCCGAGCGCAGGTCAACTCCCGCCCCGGCGGCGTACTCAGGCAGGGCAACGGACCGCGTGAAGAACAGGCTCACTTCCGCCTCCGCTCCGACAGCCACGTCACGACACCGGACAGGACCACCAGCAAGACGCCCGCCACCGCGAGCGCGAGAGGCACGCTCCACGCCGCGATCCACAGGGCTGCGGCCGTGATCACCAGGAGTGCGCCCACCAGTTCCAGACACGTCGTCAACACGTCGACCACACCGACCACCCCCTCACCCGTAGGAGTCCTCGATCGCGTAGTGCTCCGGCATTGTCTTCAGCAGCATCCAGTGCGCCTCCGTGGCTGCCACCAGTGGACAGATATCGCCCATCGACGCGCCGCGCTTCCACGCCCATCCGTCGCCGATCGCTCGAGTGGCGGCACCCGCGAGCGCCTGCGTGAGTTCCACCTGCCCGATGTGCGCCATCCGCTTGTTCAAGACGGCGTCGACGAGGGCCTGCCCTGAGACCTGGATGTCCCTGGCCGGGATCGCGTGAGGCTCCATGCCGGCATCTTCGAGGTCAGGGACGAGAGCACCCACCGTCTGGTGGTCGTACCAGATATCGTCGCGCCCACCGTGATGGTCGACGAGGTCAGCCATCCGGTCGGGCAGCCACGCCGTCCCCGGCCGGTAGTCGACGACCTCGACGTGGGCGACCATGTCGTCGCGCATCGAGGCCATGGCGATCGCCGCGGAGGATCGGTCGTGGGCGACATCGACGACCCACACCAGGGTGTCGGTCGGCTGCGACTCGTGGTCCTCGACAGCGAACCAGGCGTCCTGGGGGATCTTCCAGTCCGTGTGCAGCACGTCGCCCCACTGGTTGAGGTAGGCGCGGCGGAAGCCCTTCTCCTTCTCCGGGCTGTCTGCCTCGGCACGTACCTTGTCCAGGGTCTGTGTGAACCCGAGGGCCGGCATCGTCTGCCACCACACGTCCTCGTCCAACCAGTCCGCATCCTCTGGCGCGGAGAACTCGACGTAGAGCGTGTGACTGTCCAGGCCCGCCTCGACCCGAGCCCGCCCCGCCGCCATCTTCGACCACAGGTACGGGCTCTGCGTCTTCGTCCATCCGACCGTCGACATCGCGTAGCGCTGCGCATCCAGGACGGTGATCGACCCGGGGGAGAGCGCCTGCTCGACCCGGTCGTCGACGTAGGTCCACGTCTCGTCCATGAAGCTCAGCTGGCCTGTGTCACCGTGGCCCGCATCCTCCGTCGGCGGCTCCGGACGGAACGTCGAGCCGTCCGTGAAGGGCAGAGCCCAATGGCCGTTCGTCAGGTTCGGCTCCCGCTCGTGCTTCCGGTTCGGCCGGATCAGCGCCGCGAAAGGAGACCGCTGGATCGGGCCCACCATGTCGCGCCGCCACTTGTCGTTGCCCGCCACGCCCGTCTGGGACACGTACGTGACGAGCTGCGGATCCCGCCACGCCATCACCCGATGCAGCGTCACCGGCACGATCAACGTCGTCTTCCCGGACTGCCTGGTGACCGTGATGATGATCTCCCAGTACCACAGCTTCCCCGTCGCCGAGTCGATCTCCATCGCACGGTCCAGCGTCGCCCGCTGCCAGGGCATCGGAGGCGTGCGCATCGCCTCCATGATCGGGACCACCTCACCCGAGATCGTCTCCCGACTCGGGTTCCTGGGCGTCGCCCACCGCGGCTCAGCGAACCCCCATTCCCCCTGCGAACGCTTCGAGCCCATGCGGCGTGTCCTCGTCCCTCTGCCCCAGCTCCTCGATCAGCCCACGGATCGTGTCCGACTGCGCCTTGAAAGACCGAATGTCCGACTCGTCCGCATGCCTCGCCGCCTTCAACAGGAGCTCCACGCGCAGCCGCGTCACCGCATCACTGCGCGCCGCCAGAACCTCGTCCGCGAGCGCCTGCGCCTGGATGGCGATTCGTCCGCGCACCACCGTGACCGAGGCGGCACTGGACGGGCTGTCGACCGCGCGCAGCAGGCCGGCTGCCTCCGCCTCGCGAGCCTTGCGTCGAGCGCGCTCGAGGCGACGCGTCTCCGCATGCTTCGCCCGACACGCATCGCAGTGACACCCCTGCTGGTACGAGCGCTCAGTCCCGTGTGCCGACACGTCGATCACCCCTCGGGAACTGCTGCCACGCCACCACCCCGGCATTCGCATTGCCACAGGTCAGAGCATGTTTCGAACGGGGAGAGAAAAAATGGAAGGGGCGCGGGTGTCCCGCATCGCCGCTCCAGAAAGACGCCGCCGATCCCGCGGCCGCGAGACTCAATCCGAGCCCACTCACCACTCCCGCGACGACCTCGAGATGCCCGTGAGGACGATCTTGTTCTTCCGACGCGAGTTGCACCCGTAGTGCGCCGGCCGCAGGTTCGACAGGTCCCACCACCCGCCCAAGGACCTTGGCAAGACGTGATCCATGCTCGGCCCCATCGGATGACGCGGACGCAACCCGAACACGATCGGCTTGCCGCACAACCAGCACACCGACCCCGGCGGACACACCACCTGAAGCAGGCGCTGGCGCTCACGCCCCGACGGCTCAGGGTCCGGCCCGTTGTACCGGTTAGGCACGGCACCCACCCCCGCATGGCGAAGGGCCCGACCGGTCTGGTCGAGCCCTGGGCACACTCCTGCCACTGGCAGCAGTGTGACACTTATCGACCTCGGCTGTCCATAGGAGCTGCTGCGTGTCGTCGGACCCGGCGCCTGCGGGGGCGTCCCCGCGACTGCGAGGCCAGCTCCTGGGCGGCCGCATCCTGCCAGCACACCCACCTCCGCCCCTCCACCAGCTCGGAACGAACCCGGCGTCGGCTCACCCACTGACGCACCCGCGATGGCGTCGTCCCCAACCTCTCGGCCACAGTGGGCACCAGCAGCCACTCCAGTCCGTCAGGCGCTCGCATCCTCAGCCTCCCACCACCCGGGTCTGCTCCGCGCGATCATCCGCTCCGCCATCTCCTCCCACTCCCAGCCCACCCACTGGCGCCCGCAGTCGGGGTTCTCGCACGTCACCCGCTCCGGCGCGCCGAACTCCTCGGGCGGGTGATAGCGCAGCGTGCGGTGCCCGCACCACGGGCACGGCATCGGCACGTCGTGCTCGCGCTCAGCCATGGGCCACCGCGCCAAGGCCGTGGCGACCTGGGCGCACAGTTCGCGGCGCATGTCCGGCGCCCACGACTGCCCCGCCACCCAGTGCAGGCGCGGCAAGAGCCACCGCACCGTGTCCTCCACGCCGCGCTGAGTGGCGAACGTGCGCTCCACGTCAGGGCGGTAGAGCTGGCCCGTGCCCGGGTCGCGGCGCCACGCCGGCCTGGAGAACCGCCACCCACGGGCGGGCGGGCCCTGGAGGCGGTCCGGGTGCTCGGCCACGATCTCATCCACCCACGAGCCGAGCATGCCCACGATCTCGTCAGCCGTCTCCAAGGGCGCCGGGTACAGCGACCGGGAGGCCGCCACGCCCTGCCCGCCGCCCTCGCGGCCCTGCGGAGACGACACGCTGGGAGCGGCCAGCACGCGCAGGTGAGCCGTCACGCCCGGAATGTCCACCACCGCACCCACAAGACGCTGATAGCACCACCGGCACAGGATGCCCTCCTCGGCCTGGCGAGGCAGGCAGCCTCGGCACTCGTCGTCATCACAGGCGGCCACGTGCTCGCCCCTGACCGTGCACCCGCTCGCGCACGCCGTCATTGCTCCGCCTCCGCTCGCCACTGCTCCTCCAGGCATCGCCGGCACGGCACCGGCTCGCCATGCTCTAGGCACGTCGCCTCGCCCTCGTCGTCCGGTGGCCGGCCACGCCACCCATACCAGGGCGACCCGAACCGGCCGGGCACACCCGGATCAGGCGCAGCACCTGCCAGGCCCTGCCTGGTCACCCGTCCTGGCTCTTGTGATTCGTGGCTGGGCTGGGAAGGTGGAGGCTCTGGGAGTTGCGGCTTCCGGGATCCGTGGCGTCTGCGGCGCTTGGAGCGGGGCTGCTGGTCACCGTGCCCTCCCAGACCCTGCCAGGTCCCCACCTCATCCCTTTCCCTGCCCTGCCGTGCCCTGCCCTGCCGCGCGCGTGCGCGCGTAGACACCTCTTCGGCTGCCGGATACTTGCCGGGATCCTGCCGGGAACGTGCCGTGATCCTGCCGGGAGACTGCCGGGCGGCTGCCTGGACGTCGACGGGCGGTGACGCCGCGCGGCGGGAATCCTCGGCCGAGTGCGGGACAGGCACTGCAGTGCCCTTCCCGTCTCCCGGCCCGGATTCGACCACTCGCGCGGCTCCACCACCGTCACCGGTCTGGGCGGCCGCCTCGTGGCGCGGGAGCGTGGGCAGTGCCGCGCGGCGGGAATCCTCGGCCGGGTGCGGGACAGGCTCTGCAGTGCCCTTCCCGTCTCCCAGCCTGGACTCGACCGCCGGCGCACCGGCATCCGTTCTCCCGTCCACCACGAGCGGCCCGCGCCAGTCAGGCTCACCGGGTGCCCACCCAGGACGATGCAGCGTCATGCCGGACTCCTCCAGCGGGCGCTGCTGCTTGTCCAGGTTGCAGGCCTTGCAGGAGACGACGATGTTCGCCGCCCCGATGAAGACCCGCGGATCCACGTGATCGAACTGCCACTCGCTGCGCTTCTTCCGGTGCACCGGAGTCCCGCAGTAGCGGCATCGGGCGACCGCGTCACCGCCCGGGAGCACGCCCCCGATGCGATCGCGCGCCCACACCGCGTCCGTGATCTTCTTGTCCCTCAACTCCCGGCGCTTGCCGCGAGTCCGCCGAACCTGCTCGGCAGTCTCATAGCCCATGGCGAACCAGTCGTGGTAGATCCACGTCCCCGGCTCCACCTCAGGGCAGCGCTCGCACGAATGCCCAGGGCCATGCCACAAGCCGACCTCCACGAGGAGACTCGCGAGCTCCAGGACCGTGGACCGGCTCAACGTCGGGTAGAGGCTGATGAGCGCTTCGGTGGTGACGACGCCGTCCGTGAGGACGGACTGGCACCTGGACCCCGCGTCCGTCCACAAGCCCTTCGCGGCCAGGCCGCGCAGGTCACCGTCGGCGGCCATGGTGCGCAGCCGCTCATGCTTCGCATTCAGCCACGCCTGGTCATCCACCTGGAACCACATCCCGCCTCACCCCCGTCCTGCCGTCGCGCCGCCGATCATGTCCACTCCGCTCCGGGCGGGCCACGCTCAGCCATAGACGTCACCCCCCTTCGACTTGGCCTCTTGGACGTCGCCGAGGCGGCGGTACCAGGCCTCGCCGGTCTCGAGGCAGTGGTGGGGAGTGCCACGCCGGATATGGGACGCCCACTCATCGCAATGCAGGGTGACCCGTTCATGGATGGTGCTGCGGCGCCCGTCGACCCACGGAGTGCGCACCACGGTCAGGGTCGCGTCACACAGCGACGACTCAGCAGGGCGAGGCATCGTCGACATGGTCACGCTGCCTCCGCCTTGCCCACCCCAATTGTGTGTGACATAATATGGGGATGGCGATCAAGTTCTTCCGGTCCGCACGCCGCCACCGCATCGGGAGAGCCCACGCCCTGTACGTCATGCGGACCGGGACCGTGACGCCAGTCGTCACCAAGAAAGGCGAATACGGAGTCCTCTACACCGGCGTCGACGACCGGGGCGTGCCCCTGGAGATCATCGGTTTCGTCGAGGACGGAGACCTCTACATCGTCCACGTCATGCCCACCAGCTTCGACCACCAAGGAGGAGACCATGAATGACACCGACCTGCGGTACGACCCGCAGCGCGACCACGTCGAAGGCGGATACGTCGAGCACATCACCCGCAGCGACGGCACCCAGCTCAGTGACCAGGACGTCGAGGAGATCATCGCTGACGTGCGCGAGGCCGCGCGGGCCGGGCGCCCCTCCCTGACCGCGCCGGGACGCCACTCGCCCACCGTGTCCCTGCGCCTGAGCGCAGACACCGCCGACCGCCTCGCCCAGCGCGCCCAGGCGGAGGGGCGGCGCCGCTCCGACATCATGCGCGACGCCATCGACGCATACCTGCGCACCGCCTGAAGCTCCCCAGCCACCACCATCACCGGTCACCGCCCACGAGTTGCGTCACCCGCGCGGCGGCGATCGCGGCGTCGGCCTGCAGTTCCGCAAGATCGCGACCGGATTCAGGCTTTACCCCAGCAATCGCATCTCTGACCGCTTGACGAGCAGACAATGGCACCCACGTTTCGTCCAGCCCGACGAGCCGTGTGGCCCACGCGGCGGCGAGCGCGGCGAGCTGCGTGAGTTCCTCCACGAGGTTGCCGGCGTGGTCCTGGTCGTAGGTGAGGCAGCGCGCGACTTCGCCGAGCTCCTCCACGAGGGCGGCCACGCGCTGCTCATCAGTCGGGGCGTCCGCGTCGAGTGTCATTCCCGCGTGCTTGAGGCAGGCCAGGTCGTACTCCTCGCGCACCGCCTCCTTGGGGTTTGCGATGTCGAGGTTCGCCATCCAGCCCGCGCACCGGTCCACGACCTCCAGGAGGACATTGAAGGAAGGCCGGCAGCAGGCGTCGCCGACCCACAACGCCAGCGTGGCGAGGTCCGGCGCCATGCTCACGCGCGGGACGACCTGGTCGAGCGCGAGATCCAATGGGTGCGTCATGGTCATTGTTTCCCTTCGGGGGTGATGGTGAGGACGATCCGGTGCCAGCCCCTGGGGAGCTCGCGGGGAAGCGGCTCACCGTGCCTGTGGTCGGGGCCAACGACGTGCGTGTGGTCGTCGTCTGCGAGAACCCGAGCATCGCGCAGTCCGTCGACGATCGCTTTCGTCGAGTCGGCCGCGTTGTTCGGGTCAGAGATCCCTCGGGCCCGGCCGTGGACCGTGGCCACGATGCGCACCCGGCCCACACAGGGCGCGAGCCCCTGAGACCTAGCGAGCACGGCGGCCCGCCTGCGCAGCCGCATCACGCGGCCAGCACGCGCCTTGTAATGCCCATACCGCCCGTTGGCTGACAGCCACTCGTTGGACGGGATGTCGACCGTCAGCGTCCAACCGCCGGCTGTCACTTCGAGCCCCCAGCACGGTCCCGATCGCGGATCCGCTGAGCGCACATCGAGCACAGGTCCGCCTCCACCCACCAGCAGGTCGGCCAGCACGCGCGAGCATCCGTGCACCCGCACACCCGGCACTGCCGCTCCGCGGCAGGAGTCGAGAGCGGGCATGGGCGCTGGCGCGTCTCGACGATGTGATCACGGGCCTCGCCCAGCGCCTCGATGAGCGGGCGCACCTGCTCGGCCGGCAGACGCACGTTCGTGTGGCGAAACCCGTCCTTCGTCACGTGGGACAAGACCAGTTCCTCACCGGCGATGACCTCCAGATCCAGGCCACCCGACCCCGAGAACCGCACCACCTGGGTCATGCCGCGTCACCGCCCTCGTCCGGGTCCGCGTCCGCGCCGGCCTCGTCGGGCGGGTCCTCGCCGAGGTCGTCCCAGATCGGCTGGTCCACGAAGTCCGGGCCCGCAGAGGCGTCGCGGTCGGCGCCGGCCGCGTCCGGGCCGCCTGTGTCTGGGTTGTCCTCGTCTGGGAGGACACCGTCTCCGTCGACTCCCGCCGCGGCACGCTCCATGGTGTCGCGCAGCATCGCCGCGACATCGTCGGCCAGGTCTGGCGCCACCAGCACGGTGCGCGGCGTTCTCCCGCCACGCTTGGGGCCCACGATCCTGCGCGCCTCCAGTAGGTCCATCAGCCGGCCCGCCCTGGCGTAACCCACCCGCAGCTTGCGCTGCAGCATCGATGTGGACCCCAGTTGGGCGGAGATCACCAGGCGCGCCGCCTCCGGCAACTCCTCATCCCACGCCAGGCCCGGACCCTCCTCATCCAGGGCCACACCCCGGCGGGCGATCTCCTCCAACAGGGCCCGCCCGATCTCCCGGGACACGCTCCCACCCTCGCCCCCGCCCCCGCCCTCACCCTCGGCGCTGGCAGGAGCCTCAGCCTCCTGCTCCGGCTCCGTGGTCGTGGGGGCAGGGTCGTCGCGCGTCGACGACGGCAAGACGATCACGCCCGTCTCCTCATCGATCACCATCCCCTCGGGGAAAATGGAACGCCACTCGGCCTCCGGCTCGAAGGAGAACATCTGCTGACCCGAGCGATGCTCGATCGCCTCCAACAGCAAGGCCTCCGCGCGGATCATCGACCCCGGCGCCACCTCCTCGATCCGCCGGATCCGCACCGTCGCGTTGCGCGCGCCCGTATCCGTGTCCTCCTCGATCTTGCAGCAATCGCACACCACCACCGCGAAATGCAACCGCGTCGGGTCCTCCGCGGCCCGGCTCGCCAAGCGGTACAACCCGTTCCCCTCAACCTCTTTCGGCAGGCTCGCCCTGATCTTCGGCATCTCTTCTCACCTCACGTAGTTGGATATGGGCCGGTCAAGCCGGTACCCGATTGAATGGGACCGAGAAATGTCGCCCCGCGCCGGGGTGACGGTGGTGGTACCGCTCGCGCGCATAGCAGTTGACGCACTTGCCGTGCCCCGCATGCTCGACCGCCCCCCGGGGCCTCTCCGCCCTCGGCACAGACCTGCGGACCAAAGGACGCCCACACCCCACGCACACATCCGGCACCGCCTGCAAGGCGCGCACCGATCCCGGATCCCGCCCCTCCCGGACCGCCTTGTAACAGGCGGAGCACAACCCACGAGACTGATGAACCACAGCCCCTGCGGGACGCTCCCCAGCCGGCAAAGACCTGCGGACCAAAGGACGCCCACACCCCAGGCACTGTGTGAGGCCACCCGCCACGCCCAGGACGCGCGCCCTGGAGACGCGGTAGCACCGGTAGCACAAGCCATCCGCCGCCAGAATCACCGTCCCCGGCGCCGACTCCGCCCGCTCACCACGGCCACGCATCGCCCGCCCACACTCCCGGCACGCCGGGCGAGGCCTCTCCCGCCGCCGACGCATCCGCTCCGCCGGCCCCTCACCCGCCCACACCCCCTGCACGCCCTCGGACGCCTGACCCCGCTCCATCACATCCACAGCCGCCCGACACTGCGACACCACCGGACACGACGCGCACACGAGCCGCGCCCGCCCGTTATCCGCGCTCAACCCCTCGCCCGTGTCCCACCACCGCGGGTCCCGCCCCACACACGCCGCCCGCTCCCACAACGACACCGAGCCCACCATCGCGACGCTCACCGGAAACCCCCGTGCTCGACGAGGTCCACGCGCACCATCCGCACGCCCTGCGCCGTCAAGACGACGGCGACCAGCAGCAGCCACGCCGGGCCCGCCGCGCACGCCGCCGCCCACGCCGCCAGAAGCACCACCACCGCCACCCGCACGCGCGCGCTCACGAGGCCACCGCCTTCGTGGCCGCGATCGCCTGCTCGATCTCCTCGACCCAATCGGGGGCCACCGCCAGACCCAGCTGGGCGACCTTCCCCCATGCAGTGATCGCGATGCTGTCGCGATCCTGGTCGTCGTCGAACTGGAACCCCTTCGACGTGACGATGAACGTCCCGCCCTTCGTGCGGCGGCCCTTGATCCACCCGCCCTCGAACGCGACACCCCGGCGAGCCATGTCCACGATCTCCGCGGGGGACGGCTGATGATCCAAACGCACTCGTCGGTGGCTCATCTCCCCACCCCCGTCCCGTGCTCGAGGAGATCGACGCGCACCATCCGCCCGCCCTGAGCGACCAGAGCCACGGCGAGCAGCAGCCACGCCGGGCCCGTCGCACACGCCGCCACCCACGCCGCCAGCAGCAGCACCGCCACCCGCACCCGCGCGCTCACCGCAAGGCCTCCCGCCTCGCGGCAAGCTCCTCAGCATGCTGCAGCTGGGCCTGCGACACCTGCACGTCGTCCACGCCATGCCGGCCCCGCACCGCGGCCACCGTCAAATCCAACCCATGCCGCCCACCCCGATGCCTCGCCAGATAGACCAACCGCTCATCCGGCCACACCACACCCCCTCGCACCGGAGGCTCATCGAATACCGGCACCATTGCTGGAGGCTGAGGACCGGCGGCCAGACGCCGGATCAAGAACAGAAGGGACTTCATGATGTAACCTCTCTCGTGTCTGAACTTCGGTTCACCGCCCCCACCGGTCGCATCCGGCGGGGGCACTTCATTCCGCCGGCTGACCGATCGGCACCAAAAACGCATTCAGGTCCCGTCCAGCCACCCGCACCACCCGGCCCGCCCGCACACCACGGATCAAGCCCCTCGACACCCACCGGTCCGCCGTCGACCGATCCACCTGCAACACCTCAGCCACCTGCGCCAGGCTGTACAGCCGCCCCTCGTCGAACGGCCGCAACGGATCACGCGGCGCCACACTCACCCTGGCCGCCATCACGCCACCCCCCACGGGTGCGCGAGCGCGCACCGGGCAGCATCGCGCCTCGTCTTGCAGACAGCGATCGGACCGCTCCCGTCGTGGCCCTTCGGCAGGACCAGCCACTCACCCGACGGGCCGCGATCAAGCTGACCGACCATGCGCTCTCCAAACACGTACCGCGCCCACACCTGCCCGTCGCGGGTCACGCGATGAGAGACGTACCCACCCAACTGCGCGTCCTCCGGGATCCCCATCACGCCACCGCCTTCGGAACCTGCAGCGCCTCGAACGAGGCCCGCAACTCATCAAGCTGGGCCTGCATGGACCTGATCTGGGCGAGCGCCCCATCGCGCTCCTTCGTCAGGCGCCGCACCTCCGCCTCACGCTCCGCCGCCTCGCGATCGAAATAACCCTCACGCACGAGGGCGATTTGGCGGACGCCGAGCACATCTGCCGCGAGCGCGACGAGTCGTGAGGTGATCGGCTTGCGACCGGACTCAATCAGTGACATGTAAGGGCGGCTGATGCGCATTTCGTGCGCCAGCTCCTCCTGGGTGAAGCCGCGTGCCTCGCGAAGGGATCGGATGGTCTCTCCGATTCTCATGGACTCTCGTTCGGTGATGCTCATGCCGTGAGCATAAGTGAAGTGACGTAACCGTGTCAACACCAATCATGTAACGTAATGGGAGCTGTCGGGTCCTTGTAGGTGGTTCCGGAGTACCAATCGTGTAGTTTCAGGAGTGTTTTTCCGCAGAAACTCGCGATCTTGCCTGTGCGCTCTCGCTTGACGTTTCCTCGGTGTTACTCACAGGCTTGACCCATGAGTAACGTCAAGACCCCCGATCTTCTTGCCGCCGAGGTCCGCAAGCGGCGACTCGCCTTGGGCATCTCGACGGTGAAGGAGCTGGCAGAGCTGGCGGGCTTCACGGTCAAGACCGGCAGCAGCATTGAGAATGCACGGCAGGATGCCTACCGTCCTCAGACACTGGCGCAGCTAGAACGTGCACTCGGCTGGGCGCCCGGCTCCGCCCAAGCCGTCCTCGACGGAGGAGAACCGACCCTGCTGCCTCTCGGCGACCACCCCGTGGCCGCCTCCAGGTCGTCCGTCAGGTCAGGTGCGACGCCCTCGTCGACGAACGCCGACAGCGACACCGTCGTCACCCTGCCCGCGAGCGCCTTGGAGGGTCTGAGTGAGGCCGAGCTGGACGAGGTGGAGTCGGTGGGTCGTGCTGCGGCATTGAAGCGTGCCCGCGAGATCCGGGCGGCGCACGTCGGAGTGGAGTCTCAGGACCGCTGACAGGCAGCGGATCCTCATCTGTCAGGCGGGATGGAAGGGGTTGTCATGAAGGGTGTTCGGAGGATCGGTGCCTGGTTGCTGTTCGGGCTTGCGGGTGTGATCTGGTTCTTCGCGATACTGGCCTTGATCGCGGGATTGCAGACATCTGGCGTCGTCACTGCGGTCGTGCTCTTCCTCGTCGTGGCTGTTCTCGGCGTTCTGGTGTTCATCATGGGGCGGCTGGTCATGCATCCGGAGAGTGCGGAGAAGAAGTCGGCGCGAAAGGATGCGCAACGGCAGGCCCGGGAGCAGCTTCGATCTGCCTTGTCAGCAGGTCGTGCTGGTCCGACTACCGGACCATCCAGGCGTGGGCGCATGCGGAGCGGCGAGTGGACTCCTCCCGATCCGCGACCCTTCCCAACAGACCCGTGGGGTCCAGCAGTAACTGAGGTCGAGGTGGTGGGCGAGTCCCATCACAAGGACTCAGCGAGGAAGCTCATCGCCGGAGATCCCGACTACGACCCAGAGTTCGGTCTCACCATCTACGATCCAGCGGTCCTCGTCTCCGATGGGAGCAATCCGTTCTCCGCGAACGGCAACGCGGTCGCCGTCTTCGTGAGAGGACTCCACGTTGGGTACCTCCCAGAGGCTGTCTCCAAGACGTGGGCCCCCCACCTGAAGCAGCTCAACGGGGCCGGACAGGATCTGCGGGTCAAGTCCAGGCTCTGGGCGAAGGATGACGACCGAGGGATCGGGATGCGCGTCACGGTCACCCTCCCGACGGTCGAAAACCTGGCGCCCTCGAACGGGCTGCCTTCCGAGCCGCACGTCATCATCCCCGCTGGGCGCAAGCGTCAGGTTACCAAGGAAGAAGACCACCTCGACGTCCTGTCGAAGCTCCTGGTCCCGGGGCAAGGCAACCACGTGGCCGCGGTTCTGCGCGCCATCACCGAAGTCCGAGCCCGCTCCGCGCCCGAAGTCGTCCAGGTTGAGATCGACGGGCACCGCGTCGGCATCCTCACCGACACCCAGTCGAAGAACATGCTGCCCCTGGTGAAGTACATCGAAGCGCGCGGCAAGATCGCCGTGTGCCGAGCTGAAGTCCGAGGCACCGCCATCAAGGCCGACGTCGTCCTCTACTGCGCCGACGCCGGAGAAGTCGGCCCGGCCTGGCTCGAAGCCCTCGGACCCGAGACCCCCAAGCCCACCGAAGTCATCCCCGGACCCGACTGGGACTGGGATGATGAACCCGAAGCGACCCGGGCCGCGGCAGAGAGGCAGGACGCGCCCGCGTCGGCGGTAAGTGAAGATGCGGGCGAAGAAGCGCAGGACGATCCAGGGAACGAGTGACCGATGGGGCTCTTCCGGCGCCGACAGAAAGCTCCCCGCGTCATTCTCACCTTCAAGGGTGCCGACGGTCGCATGAGCAGGAGGGTCATTGATCCGAACGTTCCACCAACCCGCGAGGAGATCCGCTTGGTGCGCGAGGCCGAGGAAGGCATCGCCCGCGGACGGGAGGCTGATCGCCTTGAAGTCGTCCGAGGGCGCCACTACTCCGAGTGGACCGACACCGTGCGCCAACTCAAACGAGAGGGGCGATACGAGGAGGCCCTGGATCTGCTGGGGGACTGCATGGACGCGGCTGAGCGCTCGGCAGCGGTGCGTGGAACAGCTCCGGCGCCCTGGTACACAGAGCAGGCTGCGATCATCCATCGAAAACTCAAGGACTACGACGGTGAGGTCGCCGTCTTGAAGCGCTATCTCGAGATGGCCCCGGGGCTGCCAGATGACGACTCGTTCGTCGTGCGCCTCGCGAAGGCGCGGGCTCTCCAGAGGAAGGTGGCCGAGGCGGGCGTAGATGCCAGTGAAGAGTCGTAGGCGTTCCGACCATTCTGTTGCTCATACGACGGTCAAACGTGCACCGAATCGACGTTCAGTGCGCATGATTGAGGTAATCACAACACGTGCGAGAAGGACATTCCCATGGAATCTCTGATCCAGCTCAAATCCCACATCAACGGTCACAACGCTGACGTCAGCATCTACCCGGACCGTGTCGAATGGTCCCGGAAGGGGATCCTCGGGACAGCGGCGAAGGCCACAATGGGTGTCATGACCATGGGTGCGTCACTCCTGGCGACCGGAATCCGTCGTTCCGAGGAAGGCGAGATCATCCCCATCGACCAGATCAGCCACGTCGCGAAGAAGCGCGGCATGGGACTCAACACCGTCGTCGTCCTGTCCACGTCGGCCGGGGATCTCGAGATGCGGGTCAGCCACGACGACGCAGACCGCGTCATCCAGGTCATCAACGCCATCAAGCGCGGCGACTACAAGGGCCAGGCCGTGCCGACCGCGACACCTGCGCCCCAGGCTCCCGCCCCGGCGCCGGTGGCACCCGCGCCCGTGCCTGCGGCTCCGGCCGGGCCGAGCATCATGGACCAAATCGCCCAACTCGGCCAGCTCCACGACGCAGGCATCCTCACCGACGAGGAGTTCGCGGCCAAGAAGGCCGACCTCCTCGCGAAGCTCTGAAGGCTGGTAGAAGAGCGTTGATTCCGAAGCTTGACACATTCACAGGCATGCTCCCTCCCGGCCGGTGGGGCGCGACACTGGCGGAGTTCGAGAGCTCTTTCGTTTCGGGCCAGGATCCCGTTCGTGCGAGTATCTGGAACGACTTCGGTACCGCCTTGCAGCTCTACAGGTCGATCGTCCCAGTGTCGCGTGCGTGGCTTGGAGGCTCGTTCACTACCTCAAAGGCGCAGCCGAGTGACATTGATGTTGTGTTCATGGTCAGAAGCGAGCACATATTGAAGGCGGGACGCGATCCGCACAACGCTCGCATGCTAGAAGCCTTCGCTCGTTCGCGGCTTAAGAGCTCTACCGGCCTCGCCGTGGATTCGTACACCATTAGTTGGCTTCTCGATGCAGCGGGCGGAGGCGCAGTAGCTGGGCAGTACTACGCGGATCGAGGGTACTGGGACGACTTCTGGGAGCGCTGTCGTTCCGGTGTCAAGGGCGCTCCGGCAGTAGAATCCGACGCATACCAACAGCGTGGCTATGTGGAGGTGATCGTCGATGGCAACGTCTGAGCCTGGCACATGGCTGCCGATGGCGGAACAAGACCTCCAGGATCTCCGCGATCGAATCGCCGCGTCCGTTCCGGAGGCTACCTGGACGGAACCAGAGGACCTCAGTCGAATCTCTTTCGAGGCTCTGGTCTCCCAGACGCTGGCAGGTCGAGTTCTCGACTCTTGCGGCACCGTCCATCTGACCGGCGACGGTGTCAACGTCCACCAGGCATCCCTGAGCGCATTGGGCTCGGTCATGACTTCGTTCCAGAAGTTGATCGATGCAGCCGGTGCGGCGATTCGAGGAGTCACTTCACCCCGCGGACGTCTCCCCTCAGACATCGTCCGCCTGACCAAGCTCGATTTGGCGACGTCCCCGCTCCCTGGATCCGTCCGCCTAGTAGTCACTCCAGCAACGCGGGCTGTGGATGAGATTGCAGATGACGTGCCTTTGGCTTCGTTTGCTCCCGAAGATGATCAGCTTGCCGACAAGGCTGCTCTGCTCGCCTTTGACCTGATCGATGAAGGAGTCAAGGCAGGCCCCGATGCCGACCAGTTCGCTGCATCTGTGCGGAGCCAAGGTCCACGTGTGGCCTCATCGCTCAGAGGTTTTGCCGACGCGCTGGCAGAGGGCTTGTTCGATGTTGACCTTGGCTGGGAGCAGCCTGGTCGGCCCACTCGGCGAGTCAAGGCGGCCCGAGCCGATGCGGTGAGGATCTCTTCCCTGATCGAGGGGCGCGACCTAGACGATGAGGAGGTCACTCTTGAAGGCATCGTTGTTCGCGTTTCGAAGGAGAAGACTGCCTTGGTGATCGAGGACCGCAGTGGGGAGGTTCTGCAGATCAAGCGCGGAAAGGTCTCGGACGATCAGCTGCGGCCCGTCCATGTTGATTCGCACGTGCGAGTCAAGGTGATGGAGAGCGTCCGGGAGTCTGCCGGGGGTACCCAATCGAGCATCTTCATGGCTCTCAGCATCGACTTGCTGGACTGAGGGCGCTGCTGAGAATCAGCTCGTGTTCAGCTAACCCTATTGCACGGGGATGGCACGAAAATGGAACACCTGTTCGTCGTCGCAGGTCAGGGGGGCAAGTAGGGAGATTCCCCCCATCTCCACCTGAGGGGGAAGTGTCGAACACCGACACTTCCCCCATTTTCTTTGCCTCGGCCAGCTCTTCGACGGTGATCTCCGCGCCGCCGTTGAAGAACCACGATGCGATCCTCAGAGTAGGTCTTCTCGCGTCGGTGCGGGCAGTACTAGATGTCCGTCCGGTATTGGAAGCGCCGAAGACGCCCTCGATCGGAGCGCCCCACTGCTTGCAGAACAGCCGTCCGGTCAGCCAGTGGTCCGGAGCGTCGCCCTCGGACGGGTGTTGTTTGACTCTCCTCTTAGGGGAGGTGGGAAGCTCGGATCATGTTGAGTATCGGTGAGTTAGCAGGGCTTACGGGCCTGAGCGTTAAGGCACTTCGTCACTACGATGACAAGGGCATATTGATTCCCGCCGACGTTGATGAGTCTTCCGGCTACAGACGGTACGGCGAGGACCAAGTGCGCGGCGGAGTGACGATTCGGGCTCTGCGCGACGCTGGTGTTCCGCTCGCGGAAGTCACGACTGAGAGTCGTCGTGCGCTCGATGTGCTTGCATCCCACCGCGCTCAAGTACGTGAGCAGCGCGAGCGTGAGGACGCCGCTTACGCCGCTGCCGATGCCGCACTCCGCGCTTTGAACGCCCCGGTGCTGGTGGAAGAACGCCACTGCCCGGCACAACAATTCGTCGGCCGCATCATGTCGGTTCCGGGGAGCACCTCGGAATCCCTGACGGGTGAAAGTGTGAACGAGGCCCTGACGACCTTGTTCGAACAGTTGCAGGCAGCTGGGGTGAAGCGAAGCGGACCGTTTTGGACGACACTGACGACAAACAGTAATGACCAGATTGCGGTCATGTACTGCTGGTCGGTCGCACAACCCGTCCCCGGGCGGTTTGGCGACCAAGACACGCTGATCGGAGAACTACCCGAGCGCCTCGAACTCGTCGCTACCTGGCATGCAACTCCAGAGTTCACGCTCCCAGAAGGGACCACCCACCCTGCGGTGGTTGCGCTCTTTGACGCGCTCACCGAACAGAACGTCGACCTCAAGCGCTCCGAAGTTCGCCAATCCATAGTAGGAACAGACGCAAACAACTACGACGTTGAAGTCGCCATCACGATCCGAGAATCATAGTTCGCCGCGCGTTGTCCCTCCGCAGCGACCACAGCATCGTGTTCAGCCCATCTACCAGCGCAGTCAGCAAGAGGAGATGTTGTCTCACCCCGCCTAAGCAGCGAGTTCACTCCGTTACACGGGAGGCAGGTCGTCCGATGACATGCGCTGAGGCGAGCTTGTCAGGGATGCCGTTCGAGTACACCAGCGGGCAGCGTGCCGGAGGCCTAGCTCGGCCGCCGCCGAAGACGGCAGGCCCACCGGTCGTAGCAGAAGTAGTCGACCGCCCGTGGCAAGACCATGGGACGACCCGGAGGAGACCACGACCAGACCCGTATCAGGCGAGGTCGCCTCCAGGTATCGACAGGGTCGCCGCGACGCCCAGGTGTGGCCAGGCGGAGACCCGGAAGCTCACGCTGCCATCGCTTCCCACAGACTTGCCTCGATCAGTAGATGATCACCCACCGCACGAAGTTCGACACGTGCCCCTTCAGCTCCACGTAGGGAACCCCGGAACCGCATGGTTCCGGGGTTTTCCTTTGAGATGAGGCGGCTTGTCTGCGACTGCCCGGCGTGCATGCGGCATCTGGGGGCCGGCCTGCCATGGCCGGAGACCCCGCCAGAGATGGCGCGCCGCGCCGGCACAGCACAGAGTGCGCGGGGAGTCGGGTGGATCGCTCCGATGGGCGCCGGCATGTGCGCTGGTCCTGGAGGCGGAGCGGGAGGCACTCGGTATTCAGGCGACGGCATTCTGTGCTGCCGGTTCCGCACCGGTGAGAGACGCGGTCCTGTTCCGGGGCGGCTGGCCCGGCGCCGTGCCGACGCGCCTCGGTTGACCACGGGGAAAGCCGCTCTGAATCCGCGCCCGTGGCTTGCGTCCGGCAACGTGTGACCTGCGCCAAGCAGGGGTGAACCCGGCAACAATCAGACCGTTCGGTCACGAAGCGGCGACGGGTCTCGTACCGTGAATGGGGTTGGCGCTCGCCGGGCGGGGTGGGCGCCAATCCCTGTCCACCTGCGCACATGTTCGGGCTGGCGTGACGTATAGTGTGGGCGTGCGACAACGAGGTCGAATCGCTTGTCACACTGTGTCTCCCCCCGGTCACCGCCTTGACCGGGGGGAGACTCCTACTCCCTGGGGCCTCCTGCCCCAGGCTCGGCGGCTCGTCGAGCCTCGGGGCGTGTTCCTTCCCTGACACGATCGCGCGGCCGGCGCTGTCGCGGCGCCGGCGTATGCCACGATGGACGTCGACAGGCTGGCGGCAGACGGGTGGCGAGGAGAGTCCATGGGCATGGGTTCGCGAGGCGGCCGGCCACCGTCGATGATCGATGTCGCCGCCCGCGCCGGCGTCTCCCATCAGACGGTGTCGCGCGTGATCAACGGATTCGGCAAGGTCGCCCCGGACACCCGTGAACGGGTCCTCCAGGCGAT